GTAGGCAGCTCCGACGACTGGTGCGCCTGGCTGTCCCCACGTCCACGTCTTTCTGACGTAGCCGCCGTAACCGCCCGCTCCTCCGAAGAAGGAGTCGTTATACATACCTCCGGCGCCACCAGGATTGCCGGCGCCCGCGGTGTTGATGTCGCCACCGCTTGCTCCACCGGCAGCACCGGGGGCTCCAGGAAAGCCATCACCTCCGCCGTCGTCGCCAGGCTGTCCGCCATAGGCGTAGATCGTCGAGGGCCCAGCGAAGTAACTTGTTCCGCCAGCCGTTGCGACGCTTCCGGGCCCGAAGGCGGCTCTGCCGCCGCCACCACCTGCACCCCAGATCTCCAACACCAGAGTGTTGTATTCTTGGATGACAGGGCTGTAGCTGCCGTAGCCAAAGCTCTGCGATCCCGGGAAGACCTGCGGCTTCAGCGATCCAACCCGAAGGCGATTGAGGTACGGAAGGTACAGCATTAGTTAACCTTCCAAGCCGCAGCGAGCCACGAGGTGTTGTTCGCAGAATACACGCCAGTGAAGATGAGCGCGAAGTTGTTGGCTGTCGTGAAAACGGTGGGAACGACGTTGTTCGGAAACCGAGTGTTGGCGTTCCAGCTGAGCGTGCGACCACCAGTCGCATCCTGCACGAACTGGATATCGACTGTCTGACCGTCCTTCTGATTGATGAAGTTGACGGTCACGTTGCCCGTCAAGGTGACCTTGAAGCGGCTACCGAGAGAGCAGTCGATATTGATGTTGCCAGAGCCGCTGTTGCCGACATCAACCCAGCCAGCCGCAGCCCACGCGCCGTCGACCGTCACAGCACCAGCGTTGGTGTTATTACGGATTTCAGCAGGGGTCGCGATGTTCTTCGTGGAGATCGTTCCGAGACCGAGGTTGATCCGGCCATAACCCTGCTGGGTCGTGGTCAGCCCCTGATTGTTGACGTCGATGCGGAGCCGATTGCCAAGCGAGGCCGTGACAGTAGCCGCGTAATTGGCGTCGTTGCCAAGTGCCGCTGCAAGCTCGTTGATCGTATCCAGCTGTGACGGCGCGGCGGCCACCACAGCAGCGATCTGGCCGTTGACGTAGGTGATCGTGGCGTAGCCAGCCGGATTCCAGGTCTGCGCATTTAGCGCGGACTGTGCGGCTGCAGCTGCGGATTGCGAAGCGGCAAGTCGGTCAGTACCGGTCTGGATCCTATCCTGTCCAGTCTGAACCCGATCCGCTGCGGTCGCCGCCTTAGCCGCGTTTACAGTGGTTCGAGCCGAGTCGATTTGGGCGAAGTAGGACATCGCCGCGATGGTGGTAGCGGCGCACGCGCCGATCTGCCAATCCGTATGAGGACCGGCGTCTCCGTTGATGGTCTTGACCAACACCATCAGAGTGCCGGTCGCAGCTTCGTACGAGATCAGCTGGGCGATAGCCCAGTCATCGACCGTCGACGATCGCGTCAGCGCCAAGAATGGAGTCGGCGTAAACAGCGACTTCTGCGTTTCGTCGTCGATGACGAAGGTCGCAGTCATGTCCTGGGTGAGAGTGACCTCGCTGGACGAACCAGCGAAGAGGAAGCCGAGCGTGGACAACAGCTGGATGCGGTTGTACGCCGGCAGGATGGCGTCGTTCAGACGAGAGAGTCCGACGTCACGCAGATCGTTGACCGCCTGCTGCCAGGAGGGCGTGAACGGCTCAAGGGCGCGCAGGCGCTGATCGAGCACCTGCATCGCCGAGTTCAGCCGATCAGCCGTGAAGTCTTCGTCCTCGCTGAATACCAGCTCAGGAAAGTTGCTTGACATCGGCAACCACCCCCGCAGCCTCCATCGCGTCGTAGATCACTTTGTCCACGATGTGATGGTCACCAGGCAGGTAATTGAAGTCGAGCCAGTTGAACCTGGCGTTGAGCTTCACGTCGAAATAGACGGGCTCAGCGACCACCTGGGGGGTGGCCGCGCTCGTTTCATCGGTCATGTTGTGGTTGTCTTTCTCGCCTTAGACGGCGTAGTCCTTTTGCCAGCCGACGTGGAACACGCGCTGGTTGGACGTGGTGTCGAGACGGGTCAGCTTGCGGAACTGCGTGACTGCGGCGCCGAGGTTGAACACGTAGGTTCGTTCGTAGGCACCATCGGTCGGGTCGATCCAGGTGGTGACCGAGGACGGCGCGACCTGCGTTCCGAAGCTCGCACCCGTGAGCAGCTTGAGGCTCGCGGTGTGATAGATCGGATCGAAGTACTCGTACCGTTCGATCACGCGGATGCCCGTGGAGGCCGCCGGCAGCGTGCGCGTCTTGGAGACGTGCTGCGCATAGATGTCCGGGCGGGACACGAACACCGAACTGTCAGCCAGGTTGATACACGGCATGCAGTCGGGGGTACCCATGAAGACGGCTCGCAGCGGGAGCAGCGGAGGCACGGTGCCGCCCTGACCCAACATGTACTTGTCCACGTCGAGGAAGTTGTACCAAGTCGAACCGACCTGGATCTCGTACGTGAGCGTGGTGCCGTCCGGGATGACCGTGCCGGTGAGCAGGTCGATCGCGAGGATGCCGCCAGCCAGCTGCAGCGGGTTCAACGTGATGACCGCACGGGCCTGGTTGAACTTGCAGCGGTAGAGACGCATCCACAGATCCTTGAACGCATCGCCCTGGGCGTATGCGCCATCGAGCACGTAGAAGAACGTGCCGGACGTGAACTGCTGACCCGGGACAGTGGCGACCCAGTGGTCGGCTGCCGTGGTCACCACGACCGCGTAACGCTTACCTGCCTGGAGGAAGGTCGGCTGGAACGAAACCTTGGTCTCGCCCTGGAGGACGAGGTTCTCACGGAGCACCGTGGTCTGAGCGATACACGCCTTGAGGTTCGGCAGACCGTAGTCGGAGACCTCGACGATGGCGAAGTGAGCCGAGCCGGAAGCCGCGAGACGGGTGAACCAGATCCCAACGGCATCGAGCCACATGTTCTGGCCTTGCAGCCAGGTCTCAGCGATCTGGGTGCCGGTGACCGTGGTCGTGGTCGTCACCTTCTCCCAATAGGGCTCTTCCCAGGTGTCGATCCAGATCTGACGCAGACGGATGTAGGCGTGGTACGGCGTGTCCTGCGGGTTCTCGACCTCGTAGGTCTGGCCGTCGCGGAAGAACAGGCCAGCGCCGTTGTAGGTGCCGGTCTGCCAGAACAGGCTGTTCGTGCAGACGTAGAACTCGTCGCCGTACCGGATGCGCTGCTTGGCCATCATCTTCTGGACCATGTCGAACGACTGGACCGAGTAAGCTGCAACCTGCAGCTCAGCGTTGATGGTGCCGGACTGGAGCCAGGCTTCCCGCGTGTAGGCGGGGAACAGGACGCCGTTCTTGATCGTCGCGCTCGGATCGAGCGGGTTGAAGATCTGGAGTGCAGCCGCACCTTCGGCGGCGTGCGGCATGCGGATGCCCTCTTCCACCTTCACATGCGACAGCGGGTCGGTGAGCAACGACTTGGAGTCGTCGAGGAAGAAGTTCGCGTCCGAATCGATCGCGTTGTAGACGACACCGTTCTTGGACTCGAGCACGGCCAGACGAACCAGCGTGCGACCCATGGTCTCCTGGTCGACGTCACCCTTCGAGCCGGCAGCCTTCAGGGCCGCGATGTCGGAGGCGAGCGTCCTGATCTGGAGACCGGCGGTCTCCTCGAACGTTTCGAGGTCGTCAATGCGCTGTTCATGCGCCTGGACGCTCGGCAGCTGGTTGTCGGTGATCATCGTGATCGTGTCGACACCGGTCGGCGTCAGAACCACGTTGGCGATGACCGTGTAGCCGGCATCCACCAGCGGAGCAGTCGGGTCCGGAGCTTCGGTACCGAGCACAACGTTGAGGTTGGCGACGCGGGAATGGACCAGAGGCACAGCCTGCGGCTCAGCTTGACGGGTCTCGGCGTTGACCAGGAACTGGCGCGGGCGGACGTCCGTGTCCGTCTCCTGTCCCCAGGTCACGACCGACGCTATACGCTTTCCGGCGACCGGAAGCTGGGTGATGAAGTCCTTGCTCCAGGCGTTATCCGCCGAGGAGGAGACCTTGCCGGCCGAATAGAGGCGACCCGTCGAAACCGAGATCTGCGTGACGGCAGACTTCGTCACGCCGAAGCCCGTGTACTTGGTCAGGCTGCTGATGCCGTCGAGGACGACGTGATCGAGCGAAGCTTCGGCGAAATCCTGCAACCGCGTGAAGTCGGTCGGATCATCGTCGATGTTCGCATGGAAGATGATTTTGTTTTCCACTGGTGTTCCCAAAATGAAAAAGCCGCCCGGGTGAGGAGCGGCTTGGGGTTGATCTGATGGTCCTGGCCGCTACGCGACCTTCTTGATTTCGCCGAGCTTGAACGTTCCCAGTCGACGCGCATCCTTGAGGCGCACGACGCGGTAGTTGACCGTGTCGACGAGGACGGTGTCGCGGAGGTTCTTGGATGCAACGATCGCCCCGCAGGCGTCGTTGAGCTTCTTCATGTCGGTGAGGACGCGGAAGCCGTTACGGAAGCGGCCACCGAAACCCTGTGCCGGCGAGCGTTTCAGCGGGATGCTGACCTTCGCCTCAGCCGTGAAGGGCTGGATGCCGTACCGCATGTGACCGCGATAGGACTTGACGGCCAAACCTGCAGGCAGGTCGGCCTTACTGTGCAGAGCCACTCGATCGTAGATCCAGTGCGCCGCGTCCGTCTCGCAGCGGAAGTTCTTTCCACGGAACGAGGCGTTGTAATCGTGGAAGTGCTGCGCCGGGTAGGCGGTGTGCTCTTCGGCAATCTGCGTCGGACGGACGTCCTGAGGCGTGAGCCCGGGCGTCACAGAGATCATGTCGGACGCGGCCTGATTGAGACGCACGGTGACGATGTTGTTGGCGGCGTCAGTCGGCCGGTAGAACTTCTGACCGCGGAAGCCATCGGTGTGATAGTCCCGGGTCGACGAGCTGGCGAATGAGACGCGCTCAACTATCTGTCCGCCGAGTTCGGTCATCGCTTCGAGCTTGACGAAGGTCTCGACACCGTTCTTGTAGATCGACGCCTTCCTGCCATAGAGGTTCGGACCAAGGCTGGGCTCCCGGAAATTGTCGTTCCGGAAGTAGACGTTCTTCATTCGAAACTCGCGGGGGCCGGCCGGGTCGCGAATGACGTACGGGTACATGCGGATCTGGGGCAGATGCACCAGCCAAGACATGAACTCGTCGTTGGTCATCGCGGGGATGCGATAGCCTCGCGCGGGCGGAACGATCAGGTCGACGAGAGTGCTGTCAACCAGATCAAGGTACGTGGCCACGCCGGCCTTCGTACCCTTCAGGCGGTGGTGGGCGACCGCATCGGCGACGACCTTGCGCTTCTTGGCTTCAGGCCACCCGGTGTCCCAGATGTCAACCGAGAACGACCAAGCCAGATAGGGCAGGTCGTCGATGTGACAACGGTAGGGATCCCAGAGTCGCCGAAGTCGATCGATGTCCAGAGACAGAAGCCGATCGACCTGAGAAGCGAGAGTGCGCTCGTAGACCGTAGCGTTCGGCGCCAGGATTTGGTCCATCAGGCGCGGAGCCATAGGTTATTCCTCGCGTACGTTTGACACGTTCACGCTGGCGGAATTGATCCAGACGACGCCGCCGGTCCCGACGTTGATGTCCTGAAACTCCGTCTCGACGTTCTGCACACCCTCCTGATTGAGGGCAGCAAGCACGGCGGATCGCTTCAGGTCGCGGCCGATCTGAGAGACGCGGGCGCGAAGCGCGGTCAGCGCCTTGTTGACGTCGGCGATGACAAGCGAAGCGTCAGGGCCAGGGTAAAGCGTGAGGTTGGCGGTGATGTCCGCCGGGATCTTGGTCACCGGCAGCACGGAAATGTCGTCAGTCAGCGGCTTGATGCCGTCCGACATCAGTCGGTCGTAGACCTGGTCGACCAGAGGTCCGGGCGGGACCGGATCGGAACCGTCTGCCATGATGGTGACGGTGACCCTGCCCGTTCCGCGCTCGGCGATTGCGGTGGCGTCCTTCACGCTCAGCGAGGTGCTCAGCGCATGGAAGATGTAGGCTCCGGGACTGCCAGCCGTGGAGAACGACTCCACGGACAGCTGGATGCGTCGGCGAAGACGCGGATCCAGTTCGCCAACCATGCGCGCCACGTTGAAGCGTGCGCCGATGACTTCGAGATCAGAGCCGGTGGCGAACGGAAGCATGGATGCTCGCGCCGCGGCGTTGATGCGCTCACGGACAATCATCTCACCGTAGGCCTCAGCCTCCAGGATGATGTTGGTGGGCGACTGCTCCAGTGCGACAGCACGAGCCAGGTCGGAGTTCTTGCTGACCACCTGGTCCTGATAGACCTTGAGGAGGACTTCGTAGTCGATCTCCTCGATGACCTGCGGCGGCGGCAGCCGCGCGAAGTCGATGTAAAGCGCGGGTGACTCAAAACTCGGCATCGGGGCCCCTCGCCTTAAACGGTGGTTTTTGTGCGCTTGAGGGTCGCGTCGATCAGGTCAACGCCCTCAATGGTGATGGTGATTTCGCCGGACGAGTCGAACGCATCGATCGACACGCGGGTGACCTTGAACTCCGGCTCATAGGTGTTGATGGCGGAGATCGCCGCCATCATGCCGGTCATGAGCGTTTCCTCGTTGCCCGGCTTGTCCTGCATGTTGATGAAGTTCGAGCCCCACCAGAGACGCATCAGGCGAACCCCGATGCGCGTGGTGAGGATGGTCTCGATGCTCTGCTTGATGCGCGGCCAGCCCTGAACGTACTCGCCGGTCTTCCGATCGATGTCGATCAGATGCTCAGTTGCCAGCGCCATCGGCAGGAGCCTCCGACTGCTCGCTCACGACCACGCCAGCGGCGTCGGCCTTCTTGGCAGCCTTTTTCGCGACGGGCGCAGCGGCCGGCTTATCCTCGACCTTGGACAGCGCATGACCCCAGTACTTGGCCTGCGCTTCGGTGAGAGTGACGACCGAACCGGCAGCCTGCTTGAGGCCACCCAGCCAGATCGCCTTGTCGACGTTATAGTTGGGCATTTTCTTCTTGTTCCTTGTTAAGCGATGTTGGCCCAGACGCGCTGAGAAGGACCGCCCTCGGTCATGACCTTGAACTGAGCCTGCTCTTTCGGGCCGCCGACTCCGAGGTTGACTCGCGTTTGGCTGACGTTGATCCAGCGACCATCGACACCGACAGCGCACTCGGTGGCGCCCTTCACTTCGATGTAGTCTTCCTGGATGGTGACCCGGGAGGCGTCCTCACCTTGCGAGACAACGATCTCGTGGTCGGTCATGTAGACCTTCGAGGCATCCTCGCCGCCCTGGGTGATCGTGATGTCCTCGTCGGTCATCACCATCTTGGCGTTCTCGTCTTCACCGAACTGGACCGTCAGGTCTTCCTCGGTCAGGGTGATCACAGCCTTCTTGTCCTTGAACTGGACCTTGAGCTTGCCGTCCTCCATGAGGATGTCGGCCTTCTCGTCCTGCTCGCCGAAGCGGATGTGGACCTTCTCTTCGTCTTGGCGGTAGTACGACTTCTTGTCGCCGACCGTCTTGACGATCTTTTCCTTGTCGGTCAGCACCTGTGTAGTGTCGGAGTGGCCTTCCTCGTCGATCTCGGGGATCTTGCGGGAAGACTGCTGCTTCTGGCCTGCGCCCTGCCCATCAGCGCCTGCGGCGCCGCCCGGTGCCTGGAGACTTCCGCCGCCGAGAACCGTCTGCACGCTCTGCATGATGTTGCTGACAGAAGTCAGATGACCCATGCCCGCAGCCTGAGCGATTTGGCCGAGATCGCCGAACTTGGAGAGGTTCGAGATGTTGATCATGCTGCTCAGCTGGCTGAAGTCGGCGAGGTTGCCGAGGTTCAGGTTGCCGAGACTGCCGATGTTTCCCAGTTCGCCGAGCGCACTGGTGAAATTCGACATGTCCAGCCCGTTGAGGCCGGCCATTCCCGCGAGGCCGCCGAGATCGCCCAGGCCGTCCATTGACGCGCCCTTCTTCTGGATGATCAGGTGGTGCAGGTCTTTCGTGATCCGCTGCCAGGTGTTGTACTTGCCGCCACCGCCGCCTTCTCCACCGCCCTCGCCGCCTTCGGCCATCGCCGACATCGTGCCGCCGCCGGAGCCGCCTGAGCCGGCCTGTTGGCCGCCGCTCTGCTCGCTCTCGTCGTCCTCGATCAGGTGGACGATCTCGTCCGGCTTGTCGTGCGGGGACGGGTTTTCCGGGCCGTAGTGGTAGGGCTCCGCCGTCGCCAGCTCCATCATGCCGTTCACGCCGCGGAGCAGCGCGTACTGGCCTTTCTTCGGAGGGACGGATGACTTGATCGTACCATGGGAGAAGCTCTTCCACGGCTGCCAGTCGCTCTTCACGGTGTCGCCGCGCTGACCGCCCGATCCGCTCGGGCTGTCGTCTTGCCCGTCGTTGAGCTTGACGTACCAGCGCTGCTTCTCGAACTTGACGTCGACGATCTTACCGAGCCGCTCCTTGCCTTGGATCTTGCGTTCAAGATCCTGCATGCGCCGCTCCATTGCGTGTAGAGCGCGCATGGCGGGTTATTCCTCTGGGGTGATGTCCAGCGTCTCTTCTGCGTGGGCGCCGCTTGCCAGGGTGACCTGGCCGAGCGCCGTGACGCGGCTGCGAGGCACCTGTGTGACCTGCTGGTTATTGAAGTAGATGTACTCGCGCTCGCGTGACCGGTTTCGTCCGATCATCAGGTCGCTCTGCCATTCAACAATGCCGACAGTGATGCCTTCCCGACGCAGCTCAGGCTGGCTGATGCGTTTGAAGTCGATCTTCGTGGCGGGTGCGGCGTTCGGGTCGCCGAAAGTGTTCAGGTTCGCCAGGATGGCGACCTGCTCGACCAGGTCCCACGCATGCTCGTCACCGTCCAGGAGGACGTGGCGGTTCTCGTCGATGATGACGACGACAACCCGGAGACATGCGTTCAACTCGCCGGTCGTATGATGTTCTGCCGGGACCTTGATGACTGCAACGCGAGCGCACGGCGTCTTCAGCGTCCAGTCGGCAATGTCCTTCTCATCGAAGAGACCATCGTACCAGTCCACATCCAGGTTCGGAGCGGCGGCCTTGATGGTCTCGATGATCTTGCTGCGGAAATTTACGATCGCGCTCATCAGGTGCCCTTCATGTGGTCGCGGATCATCTTGCTGATCCGGCTCACGTTCTCTTTGGAGAAGCCCATGAACGGCCTCGGGGGTGAGTGCGGCGGGGACTTCTTCTTGTATTTGCCCTTGCTGCGCCTCACGCCCTTCTGAACCCAGCTCGAGTAATTCTTGCCGTCCTCATTGGTGGCTGTGGACTCGATGGTGAAGCCGGCGCGATTGACGTTCCCGACCTGGATGCCGCTGACCAGTTTCCCGGTCGCGTAGAGCGGCCAGTCGCTGCCTTTCAGCTTGACGGTAAGTTCAGCGAGGCGAGCCCAGGGCGAGCCATCAGGCCCGGTCTGCGTCTTGTTGATGCGGTTCTGCGTCGAGCGCACCATGTACTCGGCGGCTTCGTCCCAGACCGGCCTCAAGTTCTCGGCGTCGCTGAGGAGCTTCGCCACACGCTTGTTCAGCTCGGCGAGGCCCTTTGTCGTCATCCGGGCGTTGAGACTGGCCATCAGGCCCTCCCGCAGTCGAACGACCCTCCGGAACGCTTGACGTTCGGGTTGGTCGTCGTGGTCGTTCCGTCACCGTTGTCGGTGGTCTCAGGCGGCAGGCCAAGGCCAACCTTGCCGGTCGAGATCTTCTCCAGCAGAGCCAGAGCGTCTTCATACCGGAGCCGCATTTCTTCTGTGCGAGCGCCGCGACCCAGGGCGATCTTGTAGACCGCGATGTCGATCGCGCAGTTCCTGACCACGCCGGGCGTGGGAACGACTGGGATCGTGTACTGGGCAGACAGGTAGGCGTCGCAAATCTCGTCGGCAGCCAGGAGCCCCCTGTCGACAACGAGGGGGTCCGGCGTGCCGTCGCGGTCGTAGTCGGCGATCTTGACGAGGAGGTCCGTGCCGTAAAGCTCGTCGATATCTTCCTTCGTCGCGTATCCCATGACTACTCCTGCCGGTTACTTGCCGGCCTTCTTCTTGGCCTTTCCGGCCTTCTTCTTCTGGGCGGTCTCGCCTTCCGCGGGGGCGGCGTCAGCCTCGCCCTCGGTGGCGTCCTCGTTGCCCTCTTCGTCGCCAGCGGCTTCGCTGTCTTCGTCACCAGCCTCATCGGCGGCTTCGTCGGCAGCATCACTGACTTCGTCGGCAGGCGCTTCGGTCTGCTCGGGCTGCGCGTCCAAGGTCACTTCGACCTCGGCAGCAGGCTCCACAGCCTCCGGCTCAGCGGCCGGCGCCGGCTCGGCATTGCCGTGCAGGTTGGCGAAGCGAACAGCCCGGACCTCGTCCGTCTGCAGCTTGCGGATGCGACGCTTGTAGTTCGCAGTCGCTTCCTTGGCGCGGAAGCCTTTTGATCCAAACATGAATTTCTCCAGAGTCACAAAAGACCCTCCCCAGCTTCGAGAGCCAAGGAGGGTCCTGTGTTTCAGCTCACCGTCTGAGGGTCAGACGATTAGGCCGCCAGCATGTGCTTGAAGGCGACGATGCGGACGATCTTGGGATCGTACACACGCTGCCAGTTCGTCGCGGTCGCCAGCTCCGAGTTGGCCGGCGTGACGCCAGCCTGGGTGCCGCCCAGCCACTTCACGCCGCGCGGATGCATGACCCACTGGCGGCGGTTGACGATGTACTCCTGGCCCATGCCCTTCAGAGCCTGGCGCTCGACTTCCACCGGGACCTTCGGGGAGCGTTCGCCGTAGCCGATCGCGCCGGGGCCGAAGATGTAGGTG